GTTATTTTGAAAATTCCGGCCCGAAGACCTTAAAAATAAATAACTAGATTTAATCTAGGCCTGGGCAAGAAGCTCATTCCTCTTCCTTAAGGGAAGAGGCGAAATGGGGACGCACCAAGAAACCAGAGAAGATCAAAATCTTCTCCAGCCGCTATCATGTCCGTTCCCAAGACTACGGTAGCATTACCTGCAGTAGAATGGTTTACAACAGCTATAGTTGAACTAGCATGGGCTATTTCAGGGTTGTTGGAGTAAGTACCAGAGTTAGGTAATGTATTTTGTAAGTCTGTAGTACAAAACTTACGGTCGCTATAGAATGGCACCTCCCATTCTATAACGGGTTGATTAGAGAATTCCTCTGCTGCTGCTCCCAGCCAGAGATTTCCCATGTTTCTCAAATTGGTAACTGATTTACCATCAAGAGAAATTTGTGTCCTAGTTGCTACTGCAAAAGTTCCACCAGTTCCCAACTGCAATGGATCTCTGACAGCAATCAACAAAGAAGGATTAACCCCCTGAGGAGCATGACCTAAGACGAATTTGTGCCGGATTCCTCCTCTCCAGCCAGCATAAGAGCCTCTCAAATAAGTCATCAATAAATTGTTGACGTTGTTCGAAGATACTCCGTAATTAAAATTGCCAGTTACTGTAGAATTTGTTCGGGGAGCGGGAAATGCTCCATGATCAAACTTGAACATGGTGGGCGTAGAAATGCTCACAAAAGTGTTTTCAGCTGAGGAATGGTGAATGTTATATCTATGACAAAGTGCCCTCCAGGAGGAGATAGCTTCACCATAGTACACTTGAGGCTGAATAGCTTTAAGGCTCTGATTGGAGGCTCCAACAAAATCTACTACCTCCACATCACCAGATGATGCTACAGGTAACATGGAAATTTCCTCTGTCCATACTTCGTCTGGGACAGCTAATTGGAAGTCAGGAGCAGCTCGCACATAGTGTAAGATGAACATATTAGGATTGACGTCTGGACCGACTAAAGGATTTTGAACTTGGACGCTAACATTTCCATTACAGGTAGTTGCATTATATACAGTAGTGAAATCTGCGTTAATGCTGGTAAAATCTTTATCTAGTAGCTGATAGGCTTTTGGTTGAGCCCAACTAGTTCTAAATGCAATTTCGTCAGCATCACTGAGATCCATGTATAAAGCATACTGATCGTTGGTATTAGTAATATTGTGTGTCTGCCCTTGCGGGTCGAATGTAAGGACAAGCCTTCCACTAAAGAATTGGGTAGAACAACACACAAATTTGTGTTCTATTCCGCCATTCCAATACTTAAATGGTACAGTCGCACCAGCAAGTGCTGTAGGACATATAATATCTCCACCAGCGTCAGAATTAACATTTACATAGTAAGGATTGACATTAATGGAGTATATTTGAGATCCTGCTACATCCGAACCTTCCCAAGGGAATGTATTGACCAAAGACCAATGATCCGTCCATGTCTTCACCGACATCGAATCAATAGGAGGAAGGCCAGTAGTAGAAGGGTCTACGGTGATCTGGTTCTTCACGTCAAAAGTTAACCTCTGGACAGTTTCAGCTCCGTCAGTGTGAGTGATACGTGAGAAAGGTGAGTTCTTCACTAAAATTGGATCTGTAAGGACTGGAGGACGAGAAAAGCCAAATAGAGCAGCAGCCTTACCAAACATTCCAGAAGCTCCTGAGATTGCGGACATGTAAGGTCCAATAACTGGAACACCACTCAACTTACCAGTGGCAGCGGCAACGGCTGTTGATATAGTGGAGATTGTTGCATTAGGCTTAAGTTCGTCAGTATCATCTGTGGGCACAGAGGGCGTAGATGAAGGGGCTTCACCGCCCATAGCTACCTCTCCGCTTGCAGCCACAGCTGTGGGAATTAGTAACTCTACATCTGTCAACCATGCTATTACAGTTATACCAACATCAACTATATTTCCATTGGCAGTATCTAAGAGAATCCCAGCTGAGTCCAAATGGAGGTCGCCAAGTGTAGTTGGAAGATCTGTCACCTCTAAGAAAGGAACATCATTAAAGAAAGGGATTTCCATTTCGAAAATCCCATTCTTATTCGGTGCTAAAGGGCAAGCACCAGTTCCAGGAAGTTGCTGTATAATCATAGAATCTATGAAATTACTTCCAGCGGGATTTCCAATCCAAAAGCTCTTACTATTAAAAACTGGAAGGTAACCAACATGAATACGACCCATGTGGAATGGTGAACCATTCAACATGACTTTCACATTCATCTTGGCTCTAATCAAAGAATAATTGGTGATCTTGGAGAGGACAGCAGTATTGGCGAAGTATAAAGCCCAAATATCTAAGACTTGGCTATATGCAGCACCATGGGTCCAATTTTCTGAAAGAAGAAGAACAGGTCTAGAAAGAAACTCAGCTAATTGAGAGTTTTGGTGACCAGCTAGACCATCTGTGAAGTCCGCCCCTATCCCGGGCGACGACTGTTCAGTTTGTTCAGCTGAATCCACCATAGTCATAGTGACTTGAGTGTTCTCAGAGGTAGAATTGCCAATGGTAGAAGATGCTATTATAGGTGTAACATCCCATGGGCATTGCTCTTCTTCTAAAGAAGAAGGAGTGTTGTTGCAGGTGAGACCTGCGGTACAGTGGGTTTGTGTATTAGTAAACATTGTGTGGTGGGGTTTTAAGAGTATTTGCCAAATATGGTTAAGCTCCCTGGTCGATGGGAACTCACTTTGTTCAATCAGGTCGATCTGATTCCTTTCTTCGGTCAGGATCCGGTGTACAGATAGAGGTACACACTCTGAATTTGCGATGATAGGTAGTACTGCACTGAAATCAGGAGGGGATGGGGTTTCCAAAGGATCCCACCCTTCTAATAATTCGCTAGAAAAATCTATTTCAGAGTAGCTAGGAATATCTAAAATTCCATCAAAAACTTTAGATATAACAATAAGGGTTTGGTCATAATCGCGCGTCACCCACTCTGGAGGAGTGGCCTCAACTAATGACCAACATTTATCTAGCATAGTGGTAAAAGTGGTAAATTCAGATTCTGGTAAGCGTAGAGCTTCTCTCTCTGCATCAATCAACTTGGTGATAGTAAGGGTCTTATCGTCTAAAGCCCCCTTCTTATTCCATGCTAACATACATGCAGTGGATGTAAGCTCTTTAGGATCTAGTATGAATTTATCTCTTTTAAAGAAACGCCTCTTCAAGAAAGTCACGGTATCAATGGGAATAAATTGCATTACGTCAGATTTATCAGCAGAAGTCACAGTGATATTGTATGAAGCAAAGACACGTTTAATATCTTCAGGAGTGTAGGGGAATGATTCATCAAAACTGGCTAAGACATCGTCTCCATAAGAGTGCCATACAACATTCTTATTAAAATCGTAATCATAGCCACAGAGATCAAATACTACAACACGACCCCGTAGACTATTAACTAGACAGTTTAAGAATACTGTAAGAGGGTGACCTGAATGATTAATACCAGTGCTAAGATATAAGTCTCCTTTCACTATAAAAGGAAGGTGACCTAGATCATTAAATATGGCATATATGACTAAGCAGTTAACAACACTATAATTTCCAAAAGCAGAAACCAAAGCAACACACATCTCCCCTGATGTTAAAATTTCATCAAGGTTAATGTCTTTATCGTACTTCTTATAATCAATATCTCCACACTTAAGGTGCTTCTTGATATTATTATAAATAGTTTCCCACTCTTTGGAGAAAGTATTGACTCCTACAGCAGATTCAGCTAATTCTGGATGTTCCATCATGAAAGTGATTAATGGTAGGAGATACATTCGAATAACAATCGAGACATGCCAGTTGCTAGCAGTGAAAAATCGAGCAGGCTTACCTTTCTTACGTATTTCAATCTTAATGCAACCTGTTCCAACGGGTCGAATAGGGATGCCTTGTTCGTAATTAGATATAATTTGCCGAACAATAGCCTCGTCTCGCGCATTTAGTGAATACTTCTTTGTAGTAGGGTCAAAGATAAGACGCTGCTTCTTAGGACAGTTGGTAGGAAAACCAGTGGAAGTAGATAATTTCATACCCTTAATGCCAGGTTTCCCATTAATTGCTTCATCTATAGTCAGAGGCTGCATGATTGACTCTCGCGTTAACAAAGGATTATTTCGAAATCGATCTAAATAATTATTTGCTGCTTTCCTTAGTTTCTCTCGAGGGATACTGCTATGAGCTGATCCCATATCACGTAGACCTACTTTAAATGGACCCGGAGGACCATCTTTAGAGCCTTTGACTCGGGGGGGACCATAATTGTCAACAGCTGGGTAAACTTCCCTAACAGTATCAAATAAAAGATCGTTCTTGTACACATCTTTAGGATTGGGTGAGGAGTTAGGAGTCTTATATGTACCTATAGCTCTAATATTGATCTTTTCATGGGGTTCGAGATATGTATATGTAGATCTAACGGTATCTAAAGCTCTCAGAGGTGGAAATCCATGGTTACGCCAGGTATACATGGGACTAGGATCTGACAAATTTGGGGTTTCAGGAAGCACTAAAGGATTAGAAGTTCTAGATAACATTTCATTCAGAATTTCACCAGTGACAGTTGTAAAGAAACTGAAGTCTTTATGCACTGCATCACTAGGAGGAGTAGCGATTAATATCCCAGTAATAACACAAGCAGAAACACTTATAAGTGGACTTCCACATTGTCCGCGCTCACCTCTAATAGGGATATAGGAAGCATTGGGGATTTCTAGGACAGAATGGGGCTTACCCTTGAGATTGTGTCTTGCACCATTAAAATATGAGAATTTACCAATAGAAGTGGCTAAGGCGGGATCGGATACAACACTTGATATAGTAGGAGAAACGCCAACTGCATTGGTTACAGAACAGAAAACTGCCCTGGACACAATTCTATCATGGGGAAAGGGCTGTGCCTGGAAATAAGGAAGTAACCCTTCTGGTTTTGAATCCCATTGAGGAATTGCAAAGACAAGAAGATCGTGTTCAACGCTAGCTGTCATCCACTCCATCTTAATGTGGGCAAATGAATTTTGATAGTGGACAAAGCACTCTCCAGGAAGATTAACGGCATGCGAAATTGACAAGAATTTACCACCACCAAGATGGAGGCACATATTCTTAGCTAATCCCGTAGGAGTTTCAGATATTATATAACCAATCGAAGCGTTGATTCTACACAAAAAGTCACCATAATGAGTTGAACGTTGTTTATTAGATAAAACAGCTTTGTCGTCATAATTGGCCCAAGAGTGAAAATTCCCAGCTATGACAGGCGTAGCTGTTTTGGAAGGACTTTCTGGCTCTGGATGTTTTGAACGAGATACAGTCACTACTGCAGAACCTAAAAGTACTGCACCCAGTATAGCTGTTCCATGCGATTTAATGAAAGCAGCTGTCTTTTGTAATCCGGTAACATACAGGCCATAGTTCCCCACAAGGTTCTGATCACCTAACTTGAGAATGGCTTCTTCATCTACATCAATATCGCCATCAATATGTTCTTTTGACATAGAATAGGTGATATATTCAGAACCTAAATAAGCTTTAAGAACACCAGAAGGAAGAACGTCTCTTTCTAGAATATGTAATAAGTGGTAATAGGAGTAGCCCAAGAAATCATATTTACTGGGTCTTTCTAATTCTTCCTCATGTACAGAAAGTTGGGGATCGAAATAGTGATATAGTCTGATAGGGGAGAGGCAGAGATTAATAAAGATCCACTTTACGGACAAGAAAAATCCTTCAGATGGATATAAATTAAATAGAAATGAGACACAAATGGAATACCAAGACCATAGAAAATCAGGTATAACTGGTAGAAATATATAATAGGAGAAGAAATATTCAAGACCTCTCTGAATGGAAGCATTGGCAATCTCTCCTGAAAGAGGAGGCTCTTCTTCCATTTCTAGATCAAGCTGGTTCATCTGGTTTGGGATTTCTGCCAATTCAACAAGATCTGCTATACAGACATCGCACATATTTGACGCACATGTGCACCACCTATTTTCGTGTTCCTCCATGGAGGATTCAGAAATGGGATTGGAGGGCAATTCTGGGTCAATATTGTTGTGTTCGCAGAAAGTACTAAGAATATTACAGGTGGGACATAATTTTTGATGTTCCATGCGGCCTGCATTGTCTAAAACTTGGTCTTGACGAGATCTGTGATGTAGGGCTAGGTCTCTAAACTTACACAGAATTCCTGTAACATCGTAATCGACACCATCATCTATGTAATCAAAGACTACTTTCCTTTCTTTCTTATCTTTCCCATCAACAACAAGACTATGTTCCTTGAATTCCAGAAAGCGAAAGGTATATCTCTCATCAACTTCCTTCTTGTTCAGGTTATCAAAAGCTTTGACTTGAGTTCCATCATTCATGCCTCTCTTAAGTCTAACTTCAACTACATATTTGAGTCTTCGGTTGACTGCTTGGGCATTTACATAAAGTTTCCTCAATTTTAGAGGTACATGATTAGTATTAACAATGGCTAATTCAAAGGCAATAGGATTAACTCCCTTATCCGGTAAATCGGGCAAGTTGGCCAACCTAGTTACATTATTAAAGATTGATATAATAGACTTGGCAGTTTCTGGAATGAAGGCTTCAGTATGGAAACAATCTATATCATCTAAGATTGCACACCACATTTCAGTATCAAATCCAGACATGAACTTATCATCATTCGGCAAAGTATATTGATAGTTAGCTCCTGTGGGTAATGAAAACATCTCACCATAGGTTTGATAGAACCATTGAGCGAGATTACTCTTACCTACTCCGGGTTCTCCTTGAAGAACGATACCAAATGGTTCCCGGCGTAATACTTTCTTGACCATATACTTCTTGACTTCTCGCTGCATCAATAACAGTTGTTTTTGTGCATCTCTAATAGATTTTACTCCATTAGCTCCAATAGAGGTAGAAGTATCTGATCTAGATATAATATCATCAGAAACCGTTCGACACTCGGATATAGCTCGTAGATATGATTGAAGGTCAGGGTAATTGGGATCCTTACGCGAATCGATGGCTCGGGGAGAGGCATCTTGTAGAGATCTAAAATTCTTATACCACTCGGAATAAGTTGTTCTTGAATGGATCCAAGAACAATCACCATGAAGAATAAGCTGCCATCCACCTTCACAAACATATAAAAATGAATCTAAGATAGAAGACGATTCTCTCCAAGGTCTACGAATTTCAATAACCTTAAGAAAACCTTTGATGTTATTAACAACACCAGATGACAATCCGTCTTTGAACATAGTCAGAGTTGTAAACCATGAGACTAAAACGAACATGTGGTTCCCGAAAGAATCTGAATCACTAAAGTTGCCAGAAAGAAACTCTTTGAGATAAGAGAAAGGATTCTTCATATTCTTGGCTTTAGAATACAATGAATCCATGGACATAGAAGCAATAGATTCTTTAGGTAAGAAATAGTCTAATATTATTTGCCACACCTGCTTACAAATTTGCAGCATACGCTGTGACAAATTTAAACTGACATAGAAGCGTGTTAAACTAAACAATACGTCCCACACCGTGGAAGCTCGCGTTAAATCTTGAATGGCTAACAGAACCATTTCAAAGTGTGCGACATAATTGTTAACAGATGGAGTCATAGGAACAGAAAGAATAGAAGACGTAATAGAAACACGATATAAATGAGTTTCAGGATACATATAAGAATATGCAATCTGACCAAAAGTTTTCCACTTTTGCCAACGCGAGGCAGGTGGAGGTCTCTTCCTCTTAAATTTCTCTCTAGCCATGTTGGCTAGACGAGT